GAAGACGTCACCGGTCCCGCCGGGCTGGTTGCGGTAGGTGACGGCGCGAAAACCGTTGCCTTCGGACTCGGTGAAGCTGATGAGCCACCCCGTCGCCGTGGCCAAATGCTGCCGTGTCGCCGCCGATGCCGGCATGAGCGAGCGCTGCGACCACATCCCCGCGGCTGGCGAGAACGAGAACAAGCTGTCCCCGTCGATGCGCGCGAGCTCCGCCCCTCGAGTGACAAGGCGGAGCGGCGGCTGCATCGCCGGATCGCCCGGGAATTGCGCGTTTGCGAGGCTGCCGACGCCGAACCGCTTGCGCACGCCGCCGTCCTTCAGCCATCCGCCATTGATGACGTCGAGGACGCGCGCGCTCGGGTCGAGGTATTCCGGCTCGGTGCGCTGGTCGATGCCGCCCGTAAAGGGGAGCTGGACCGTCTGTCGGGCGTTCGGATCTTGCGGCATTACCAGACCCACACATCCGCAACGCACGTCGCGCTGCTCACGAGGCCGATCGCGTTCGTCTCGAGATCGGCGCGGGCTTGGGGGATCTGCCGGAAGGTGCCGTAGCCGGCGCCGGAGACGTTCACGACCATGTAGCCGCGCCAGGGTCGGCCGAGCCCATGCGGCAGGGCGATCATGGTGCCGACGCTGAACTGGACGCCCTGAATCATGTTCCCGCTCGCGAACGGAATGGCCCGCACGATGGCGATGGCGCGCGCGATGGCGTCCTGCATCGACTGGAGCGCGCGCGCGATACCGGGGGGAAGGTCGAGACCGGCGAAGCGTTCGCGCTGCTGGCTGGGCCCGCGCGAGGCGAGCGACGGCAGGGGGACGCTGCGCCCCGTCACCACCGCGGGGTTGGTCGTGCCGATGGCGCCGGACTGAATCTGCGTCGGGACCGTGAGGCGCGTCGGGGCTGCGGTGGAGCGCGCCATTACTGGGCTCCCGCATCGCAGCGTGTTAGTGTTCGCCTATGCGAAGGAACACGCCGGAGGATGTCTGGAAGAAGATACGGCGCGCGGGCCCGGACGACTGCTGGCTCTTCATGGGCCAGTGCGACCGGAACGGCTATGGGCGTTTCAAATTGAACATGAGGCAGGTGTTCGCTCACCGCGTCGCCTGGATTGTGACGAATGGGCCCATTCCGATCGATCGATGGGGGCGACCGCTGCACATGCTGCATCGCTGCGATAACCCGCCATGCTGCAATCCTGCGCACCTCTTCCCGGGCGACCAGCGGGCGAACGTGCAGGACGCGATCGTGAAGGGTCGAAAGGGGGCCCTGGGGGCAACCAATGCGAATGCCCGCCTCACGACGCCGATCGTGCGCGCGATACGGCGCGCATACGCATCGGGCCGATCCCAACAATCGATCGCCGATGAGCGCGGCCTGTCGCAGACCCACGTGAGCAGCATCGTGCGAGGCCGCGCTTGGTCGCATGTTCGGTGAGGGGTCAGGAATCATATTCTTCCCAGTACCCAGCGGGCGCCGTGCGGGTGACGTCGCGCACGACTTCGGCCGTGCCGATGTCCCGGAGCGGAGCCATGCGCTTGATGCGCTCGAGCGCCGTTCCGGCCTCGCCCATGAGCGCTGCGGAGAGGTCGAAGAACTTCGCCTTGCGCGCGCACCCGGACGCCGCGCGCGCCACCATGTACTCACTCCACCCGTTGATATCGTCGAACGGGTCGCCGGCGCCGCCCTGGACGAAATCCGCCGGGGCGTACTGGTAGCCGACCACCGCGGAGAACTGTCCCGTGGGCACCGGCATGAACTCGATTTGCGTCTGGCCCGCGCCCGAGTCGTCGAGCTGGTAGTAGACCGGCTGCCCGAACACCCACCCGGTGCCGAGGATGGTCGCGAACATCGGCCGCATGTCGTCGGTGAACGGCGCGCAGCGAATGAACTGCGTAGGGGTGAGGTACGCGAGGACGAAGGAAATCGAGATGAAGTCGACAGGGAGGGAGTAGAGGCTCGTCCCGGCGACGGTCGGAATCGTGGTCCGGTGGCGGAAGTAGCCGGCGCCGCCGGACGCGCGGAGCTCGTCGACCAGCTCGCGGCGTGCGCGATTCAGCCGGTCGACGATCTCCGCCGGGGTGATGAAGGCGGTCGCGCCCTCGAGGTTCGCGTCCTGCTGAACGCGCAAGATGAGGGTGGCGACCGGAACTGTGTTCACGGCCTACGCCTCCTCTTCGTCGCGCTCCCCGGCCTGGGTGTCTTCCTCGGCCTCTTCCTCGTCCTCGTCGGCCGCGCAGAAGTCGTGGAGCGACTCGAACGCCTTGAGCGCGCCCTCGGTGTCTTTCGCGTGGACCGCTTCGATGAAGAGATCCATCGCGTCCTTCGCGTCGTCGCGCGAAGCGCCATCCTCGCCGTCGCCGCCATCGGGCGCCTTGTGGGGCATCCCGATGAGGGCGACGGACATGCTCGGCTTCGTGCTCACGGGGTGTTCGTCCCGTTGCGGAAGCAGATCCATCCGTAGATGTAGTCGCCCAGCGCGAGCTCGCGGGCGGCAGCGCCGTTGAAGCACGAGAGGGTGACCGACCACGAGTTGTCCGCGTTTTGCGTCGCGGGCGTAACGTTGACCGTGAGCTGTCCGGCCGGCGTCGTCGCGGCGATCTGGAAGCCGCAGGCGATGAAGCCGGTGAACGGGTCGAGCGTCTTGATCACGTAGACCCCGACGCCCGTGCGCGTGACCGTCATGTACGTGCCGATCGAGACGTTGGCCGGCACGTTCAGGTTGGTGAAGCCGTCGCCCTCGATGAACGTGGGCGCGGCTGCCGCGCCGGCGAGAGACGTCAACGAAAAGTTGTAGTTGACGTTCCGCCGGTTGTTGGAGAGGGACTCCGATCCGTAGTTTCGGGCGCTCATGTTCTTGCGCCTCGCCTAGAAGAGCATCGAGCCGTTATGGCCCGGCGCCGTGCAGTAGGTCGTGGCCCGGTACGCGCCGCGGAGCTGGTAGGAGTCCGCGCCCGCGTTGCGCAGCCACTCCTGCCCGTCGATGCCCGCGCCGAGCACCTTGGGGAGCTTGCCCATCGAGATGAGGAGCCACGTGGCCGTGGTGAGCAGCCACGCGTTGCCCTGCGGACAGAACGGGTCCGCGACGATCGTGATGTTGCCGTACTGCGTCGCGACCTTGACGCCGGGGAAGCCGATGTCCGGATTCGCGAACGCCTGCTCGGTCGTGTAGATGACGCGGGTGGAGAGCTCCTTGACGACGTCCGCGTAGTCGAGCGGGTTCGTGACGAGGAGGTCGGGCTTGCCGCCCATGCGACCGACGAGGGCCGCGGTCTGGATGAAGGTCTCCGACTTCGGAGCGCCCTTGCCGTTGTAGGCGACGCCGGCCAACCGAACCGGGTCGGTCGAGCGCACGACGTTGTTGAACGCGACGTTCAGATTCGCGCGGTGGGCCGTGTCGGGGATCCACCCGGCGAGCCCCGCGAACTTCGCGTTGTAGTCGCCCTGGTTGAAGAGGAAGTCCGAGACGCCGATCGCAGCGATTGCCGTCGACCAGTTGGAGGCCGCGGTGAGCGTGCCGAGGTTGACGTCGACGCCGGTGAGCGTCTGCGTCGCGCCGGCCGAGCGCGTTCCGCCGCCCCCGGTCCCGTCGTCGAACGAGGCTTGAATGAGCTGTCCGACGTAGAAATTGACGATGAGCGACGGGTTCAGGAGCGTGACCGTCAGCGCGGCGACCGCGCCACCGTTCAACTGCCCGATCGCCCCCCCGCCGTTGCCGAAGAGCGCGGCGCCGGCGTGGATGCCGAGCGCGATGAACATGCCGTCGAACTCCGACGTCATCGACTCGACGAGCGAGTCCATGTCGCCGTTCGCCTGGTCGATCGCGGCGCCCGTCAGGTTTCCGCTCGCGTAGGCGTACTTCCACGGGCACTGCCATTGCTGGTAGACGCTCGCGGAGCCGGTCGTGAAGGCGATGGTGTCCGACGCGCTGACCGCGGAGGTCACGGCGTTGCGGATCGCGCCGACGTACTGGAGTCCGCCTCCGTCCGTCTTTTTCGGGAACTTGGCGAGCGTCGGCGAACTAAACGCCAGCGTCTCGATCTTCTTGTCGGTGTACCGATTCTTGAGAATCGGCGTGGCGGCCGTGATGTCGAAATTGAGACCCATCGTGCGAAGCCCTCGGGGGAGCTCGCCCGGCGCTCGCGCACCATGCGCGGCTTACTGGAGCGAGCGTGGCTCGCCTCCGTGGGTCAGGGCGCTACGCGTTCTTCTTTCGTTTGCCGCCGCCGAGTGCTTCCAGGTAGCGGGCCAGGTGATGCTTCTGGTCCGCGTCGCTCAGCGAATCGAAATTCGCCGGGAGCGTGTACTTGGCGGAGGTGATCGCGTTCGTGACCGTAGAAGGCGGTTTCGAGCCGGCTTGCGTTTCGTCGGGGCTCGCGTCCGTGGGGTTCGCTTTCGGGGGCGCGCCGTTTGAGGCGGCGAGCTTCTCCATATGCTGGAGCAGTTGGGTATTTGTCGGATGGTAGTGTCGGAGCTGTTCGGGGCTGAGCGTCTGCGCGGCGCGCGCGCGGTCCTCGGCGAGGAGCTGCTGCGCCCAGGCGATGCGCGCGGGGGCGGGCATCTTGGCGACGGTCGGGAACGCCTTCTCGTTGCCGGACTCCGTCACGAACGCGGTGTGCGCCTGCTTTGTGAGCTCGCGTTGCTGCGCCTCTTGCTGGGCGGTCTGCTGGCCTTCTTCCCACTTGCGCGCGCGCTCCTCGGCCGCTGCGGCCTTCGCTTCGGCCGCGGCGATTCGCGCTTCGAGCTGCGCCTCGGGGGAGCCGTCCTTGAGCGACGCCTCGACGACCTTCTTCGGGTCGAGGCCCAGTTCCCGGGCGAGGGAGAGCGGGTCGGTGCGCGCCAGCTCCCGGAGCCGCGAGACCTGCTGCTCCTGCGTCTGCGCGGTCTGCGTCACGAGGTGCGCGTGCTGCTGGAGCCTGGCGTTCGTCGCGATGAGCTCGCGGTTGCGAGCGGCGGCGCGGCGCGCGCCCTTCGCGGCGTTCGAGATGCGCGCCTGCTTCTGTTCCTTCGTCTCGGCCGGCGGAGCTCCCTTCGCGGGGTCGGCCGCGGCGCCGGAGTCCGCAGCCTTTCCGTCATTGCTTACCGTCGGGGGGGCGGAAGGGTCGCCAGGGGCGACTCCGGGAGCGGCTGCGGGCTGCGACGTCGCGGCGGGGGCGGACGCTACTACTTCGGGCATGACTCGTTCCTCTGTTCGTTGGACCTACGCGGCTTGCTGTTGCGGAGGCGGTTGTGCGTTCGGGGGCGGCTGCGGGCCCATCGTGGCGCCCATGGGGAGGCCGGGCTGCGGAGCCTTGGCGGCCTTCGATTCCTGGTCGGTCTGCTCGGCCTCGACGAGCCAGCGCCGCAGGAGGTCGCAGCGATCGTCGGGCTCCTTGTCGAGCTGCGCCTTGAGCAGCCGCAGATGCATCCACTTGATGGCGCCGTCGCCGTCCGGGGGGTCGAGCGGGAGGAAGCCATCCGGCGCGGTGTACTCGCCGTTCTCGAGCATCTCGTCGGCCATCTGCATCGTGAGGTCGTAGGCGGCGTTCATCTGGCTCGCCCACGCCTCGAGGTCGGGGACCTGCGTCATCAGGTTGCGGCCCGCGGTGGGCGACATGTATTGCGGCCCGGCGTTCGCGAGGTTCTGGATCTGGTCCATGACACCCACCGGATCGTCGGCGAGCTTGTTCACGGGCTTCGGCTGCATCACGAACTCCTCGTCTTCGAGGTTCGCGTCGGCCCACCGCACCGTCTTCATCAGCTTGCCCGGCGCGTTCACCGCGAAGGACTTGTGCTTGTCCGAGATGCGGCGCGCGCAGCCGATGACTTCGCGGCCGAGGCGCAAGACGAAGTGCTGGAGCTGGCGGTACGACGGCTTGAACCGCTGCGACTGCACGTCCGCGAACGCGAGGATGGCCTTGCCCGAGCCGTTGAGCTGCGGAGTCTGCCCCTGCGCGATGCTCATCGACACGCCGATGATTTCGAACGCGCGCTGATAGAGGCGGTCGAGGTGCGCGTAGATTTCCGCGGGGACCGTGCCGCCCGGGAAGAACTGCGGGATGATGCCCTTGTAGCGGATGACCGAGCCCTGCTGGTTATCGAGGGCGTTGACGTTGATGTTCGAGTTCTGCTCGACGAGCCAGTGTCCCGAGGCGGTGAGCTGGTGCGCGTGCTTCAGCTTGTTGAGGAGCTGGTTGATCTCCCGCTGGATGCCCTTCAGCTCTTCGGCGAGGACGCTCGACCAAATCCCCGTCGTCGGGGGGAGCCGGTAGAGCAGCTCGATACCGGTCGTGCGCCGCGTGTACGGCTCATCGAGGAGGATGACGGAGCCCGACGAGATGACGTGGCGCCCCGGGTCGCCCTTGCCGCTCGAGAGGTGCCACGCCTCGATGATGATGATCTGGTCGCTGAGACCCGTGCCGTCGTCGTCGAAGAGGGACGGGTCGAAGTCGGAGACGCTTGGTGCCTTGACGAGGATGTCCGCGGCTTGATCGGGCCACGTCGCCATTGCGACCAGGCGATCGATTCCGCGAATCTTGTAGGGGTTCTTCGGCCTGCCGTCGCGCGCGTCCTGCTCGTCGGCGATGTATTCCCAGGCCATCACGCGGTCGATCGCCACGCGCGGCTTCTTCGGCTCGGTCCAGTCCTCGAAGACCTGCGCGGCGCTGAATGGGAAGAGGCATGAATCGAGGACGAGCTGAGGGAGCCGGATGTACAAGTCGGCGTCGTAGAAGACGCCGTCCAGGAACTTCCCGAGCTGCCCCGCCTTCCGCTGGAGCGCCGCGTCCCCGCCCTTCGTCTGGAACATCACCGCCGGCTCGTCGCGGAGGATCTGCGCCGTGTACGTGTCGCAGACCGCCTTGACGACGTTCAGCGAAAGCGAGGTCGCTCCCACCGTGCCGAGCGTCCGGCGCCGGTACATGCGCGGCTGCGTCCCGGAACCGACGAGCGGCTGGTTCGAGTAGAGGCGCCAGGCGCTGAGCATCGCCGCGCGGGCCGGCTCGCACTGGTGCCAGATCCGCTGCGCGGCCTGCATGATGCGGTCGCCGCGGTGCTCCTCTTGCTCGTCGAGCCACCACCGGCCGTCCGTCGCGGGGACCTTGGGGGCGTTGTCGTTCGCAGCGCTCACGCTGCATCGAGGATGCTACGGGGGCGGATACTGTCGGGAGAAGCGGGCTAGTCCGGCAGCCCCTCCGTCGCCGCATAGAGCAGGGCGTCCTCGTCCTGCTTCTTCGGCCGTTCGTCGTCCGCCTTCGCCTCGTCGACCTTCGCCGGAGCCTCGCGCGCAAGCTTCTCGCTCTGGCCGGCGAGGATGGCGGCTTGGCTCATCTCGACACAGATGCCGTCCGGCAGCGTCAGCTTGAAGACGCCGAGCTCGCGCATGACGCCGGCCAGGGCGCGGAGGTCTTCGGGGGTCATCGCTTCTTTCCGAGCTCGCGACGCAGGCGGCTGTTCTCGAGCTGGACTTCAGCGAGCGTGAACCGGGTGACATTCGCATCCGTCGCGTGGAACTCGCACAGCTTGCTCTGGTCGGCGAGCTGCTTCTCCAGGCGGAGACACTCGTCGCGCTTGCGGGCGAGGTCGGCCTCGATCCGGACGATCTTCTCGATGTTGCCGTTCAGGACCTTGTTGAGGCCGTCGTTCTGCCACTCCAGGTCGGCGATGCGGCACTTGTTAGGGTCCTGCGCCCGTTGCGCGAGGTTCCGCTGTAGCTCCGCATCCTGGTGCGCGAAGTACGGCGCCTGCTGCGCGACCTCGCTGACGGGCTCGCCGTTGTACTTCCTGATGGCCGCCAAGCCCCGCTCGATGACCGCCTCCCGGTCGAGCAGCGACTCCGGGGTTACGCGCTGCCCCTGGAGCAGCTCGCGCGCGGTGTCGTTCGTGAACGTCTGTCGCTCGCGGTTCGCCCATCGGCACGAGTCGCAGACGAATGGGATCCGAACCTCATTGGACTCGAAGAGCAGCTTGCAGGTTCCGCACTCGTTGAACGCTCGACTACTCATACCCAAACTCCTCCCGCTCCTCGCGCTTCCCCGCCTTGATCTCCCGCTCCGTCTCCTCCCACGCCCGCCGGGTATCTTCGGCGATTTGCTCCTCGCGCGTGCGCCGATTGACGGGAGTCGCCGTCCGCTCGGAGAACGCCATCGCCGCGCGATACCCGTAGAGGCACGAGTCCGCGGCGTGATTCGGCCCCGGCGCTTCCTTCTGGCCGCTCTCCGCCCATGCGAGCGCGCCCCATTCGGCGATGAGGTCGCGGCATCGGTCGCGTACGACGAGGATGCGCCCCTTCGCGAGGTCGCCGTTCAGGAGCTGGATGAAGCCGTTCTTGTTGTGCTTGTCGGCCGCTTCGACCGGAATTGAGAAGCGCTCGATCATCAGCTCGGCGAACGCCTTCCCCATGCCGCCGACGTCGCCGATGATGCGGTCGAACTTGTAGCGCCGCTCGAGCGCCGCGACCTCGTCAGCCACGTCGATCGGGTCGCCCTTCTTCCGATAGCTCTCGAGGACGTAGACCGTCTGCTCGTGCTTGCGCCAGCCCAGCACCGTGAAGGCGTTCGGGTTGATGATGCCGAAATCGATCGCAAGGATGTAGGACCACTCACCCTCGTCGGGCTTCTTGTCGATGCAGTTTCGAGTCTCTTCAAAGCCGGGGTAGACGCGCCCCACGCCATCGTCGACCCATTCGCCGAGCATCTGCCGGCGCGTGATGTCCGGCGCCTCCGCGAGCTGCTGCTCGTAGTCGGTCTGGTCGATGAAGGGGTTGTCGCGGAAGGTCGCGGGGACGAATACGCGGCCGTCTTTCTTGCTGTCGACGAACCGCGAGAACACCCACTTATGCCCGAGGTGGCCCGGGTTCGTGGCGGAACGCATCCCGCTCGCGACCGGGAAGCCGGCGACGCGGCGGATCCGCGTGAACATGAATCGGTACCAGTCCTCGGGGAAGTGCGTCAGCTCGTCGAAGTAGATGCGGTTCCATGCCGCCGATTGGTACCGGCCACGGTCTCCCCATGTGTCGAAGTAGCCGAACTCGATGGTGGCTCCGCTCGGCCACGTCCAGCGCTTCTCGTCGCCGTTCCAGTGGACGGGCGTGTTCGAGAACCACTCCTGCGAGCGATCCATCAGCGCACCCTTCAGGATGAGCTCCGAGTGGGTCCGCCGCAGGATGAGGGCGCCGAATCCGGGCAGGTGGCAGAACTGCGCCGCGTCCATGAGAAGCGTGTCGGACTTACCTCCGCCGGCCGCCCCGCCGTAGAGCGCCTCCTTGCACTCGAGGCCCATGAACGCGCGCTGCTTCGCGAACGGCTCGTGCGGGACCCAGTTGCGGCGCTCGGACTCGCGGCGCTTGAGCTCCCGGTCGACGCGGGCGCGGAGCTCGGCCTCCAGCTCAGAGGGTGATGCCGCCACCGCCGTTGTCCTCGGGGTCGAACGGGTAGCCGGTGTCGCCGGAACCGGGCAGTCGCGTCGCTCGGCCGCCGTCGCCGGGTTTGCCGCCGGGCAAGCTCCTCCGATGCGCTCGCCGCTGTAGCGCCTGAATCGCCCGCCGGTTCTTCCGCGAGAGCGCCGGCTTCTCCGCGTCCTGGAGCACGGGTCCCGTCGTGACGCCGAGCGCTTCGACGTCTTCGCGGTGCGACGTGCAGAGCGTGATCCGCCCGGGGAGCGTCGCCATGTACTCGCGCGTCGCCCGCTTGACCTCGACGTCGCGGCCCTGGCCGAGGTAGAGGCCGAGGGCGCAGAGGTCGCAGGTGGGGCCCTCGTTGCCGCCTTCGAGGACGGAGAGTTGCTCCTTCCTCACTTCGCGCTCTCGAAGCAGCCGTTGCCCAGTGCGCGTAGAGGGAAGGGCGCCTCCCTCTCGCTGGCCCGGTCGAATGCGACCTGCTCCTCGTGTGGTCTTGGCTCTGGCGCGTCGAAGAGGAAATGGCCCTCGGCGGCCTCCATCTCCTCGGCTTCGTCCCTGTAGCACTGCGACACAAGGACAACGGGGTCGCGATTGTCGAAGTTCATACGTCAGTCTCGCTTCCAGAGCGTGCCGAAGAACTCGGCGACCAGCGCCAGCGCCTCTTCGCGGAGGTCCTTCCGGTAGCCGCAGGCGAAGTCGATGTAGTTGAGATGGTCGGCGTACCTTCCGAACCGCAGCTCTTCGAGGCCGAGGTCAGCGAGCTCCTTGCAGAGACGCTCGGCGCGCTCTTGCTTGTCGAGCGCCTCCTTCATCAGAGGCGCGAACTTGTCCCGGATGGCGTTGAGCTTCCGGGAGAGTTCCTCGGGGGACATCGGTCAATCCCCCCGCTCCGCCTTGACCCGCGCCAGGTTCGGCGGATGCGCCGGCATCGTCGTCGCGGGCGGTGCGGGCTGCGGCGCAGGGGCCGCCGCCGCCTTCGCCTTCTTGAGCGGCTTGGCCTTCGGCTGCGCGCGCGGCCTGGCGGGCTCCGGTTCGACCGGCGGCTCGGCCTCCTCGCTCGTCACCCGCTCGAATCCGCCGCCGGGGAGCTGCCGGATCTGCGCGGTAGGCGCGACGAGCAGGCCGCCCTCTTCGCGGAGGTTCGGCTGCGGCGCGAGCTCGACGGGGTGCGGCGTCATGTCCCGCGTGTTCCCCTTGTCGTACCAGCGGACAGCCTCCTGCCCCTCCATCGGCTTGATGCCGGGGCGGAGTCGCGCTTCGACCAGGTGGAGCTCGGGGTAGTAGACGAGCGGGTAGTCGTCGGTGGGGATGAAATGGGCGTTGGAGCCGGAACCGGGCAGGCGCACGGACTCCTTGAAGAGGACGGACTTCAGGCGGATGGCGGGGCCGAGGCTCATGGTGCAGCTCGCGTGGTGAGGATGACGTTCCGGAGCGCCTCGGGATTGAGCACGCCCATGATTTGCCCCTCCATCGCGAAGCAGACCGCGCGCGGGTTGCCCTTCTGGTCGGTGCCCTGGAGGATGCGCGTGCCGTCGAAGGCGACGTGATCGCCGACCTTCACGGGGATGGTGACCTTGTCGCCGACCGAGCGGACGACCCAGGCCGGCTTCTCGCGGACGGCGTCGGGGAGGATGATGCCCCCTTTGCTCTTCTCGGCGTCCATGACCCGCTCGAGTAGGAGCCAGAGTCCGACCGCGCGCGCCCCGTCGAGGAGGTCGAGGGAGGTCACGCGCGTCGCCGGGCCCTGCACCGGAACGGCGTCTGCAGTCGGGAGCGCGGGCTGCGGGACGGGCCGGAGCGGGATGCCGTTGCCGGGCTTGCCCTTCATCGGTCGCCTTCTTCCTCGATGGCCTTCGCCTGCTCTTCGAGCGTCGGGTAGAAGGTCCGGGTGGTGATCCACGCCGGCCACTCGCCGGTCTGGCGCCAGTGCGTGAGGTCGGCCGGGCTGAGCGTCTTGCGTCGGCGCTCGGCGGCCTCCTTCATCGCGTCGAGGTCGTGGATCGTGTTGCGGATCTGTTGGAGCTGGTGCTCGTTGAAGTGACTCACCGGTAGTTCCTTTCGGGGTTGTAAAGCCACGTCTCCGGCACCGGCACGCGCCCATGCGCCGGCCGATGCGTGTACGTGCACGCGTGCGGCAGGAAGTCCGACAAGAGCTCGCGCGCGATGCCGCACCGGCGCGCGCTCTGCTTGCCCTTGCCGCGGACGTAGACGTAGTAGACGATCGGGTCGGGGTTGCCGGGCGGCGGCGTAGAGATGCAGGCCCAGCCGAGGATCGCGTCTTCGTCGGGCGGCGCGAATGCGACGAGGAGGAGCTGCTCGTCGAGCAGTCGCCGCACCGTCGCCTTGTGCTCGGTCCAGTAGATGCCGGCTTCGAGCATGTCCCGGGCGCGCGCCGTCTTCGCGTTCGAGGTGAGCCAGGAGTCGACGACGAAAGCGTGGTCGCTCGGGCGGCCGGGGCGGAGGTCGAAGAGGGGGGCGGTCATCGCGGCGTGCCCTCCCGCCATTCGCAGGCCGTTCGCTTGCTCGGGGGCCGTGTATCGCGGCGCAGGCCCGGCACGGCGTAGAACTGCCTCCGGCGCCATCGGCCGGTGCGGTTGCCCTGCGCGTCGAGCTCCCACTCGATGTTCACTTGCCCCCCAGCCGTTTCTTGAGCTCGAGCAGCTCCGCGTCCGTCATGTCCTTCAGGCTGCCCGTGACCTCTGCCTTGACCTTCGTCGGCGCGTCGAGGCCGAGGAGCTTCGCGCGGCGCTCGAGCACCTTGACCGCGGCGGAGACGGACTGCGGCTCGCCCCCGTACGCCCCGCCGGAGACGAGGCGACCCTTCTCGTCGTAGATGGGCTCCGCGATGAGGCCCGCGAACATGAGGTCGAGGCGTTGTGAGTCGAGGTCGCGCGCGACTTCCCTCGAAATGGTCGCGATGGCGGTCATCGCCGGTTTCGAGTCCTTCGCGGGCCCTTTTCCGACAGACACCGTCGCACCGTTCGGCTTCTTTTTAGCCACTTGCGACCTCCGAAATCCGGAGACGGAGCCGCTCGGCTCTCAGTGCCGGCGCATGCTCCCCCCTCGGCCCGCAGCCGCAGGTGTGGACGTCGCCTTGCTTGATGCGCCTGGGCAGCATGGGCTTTTCACGTCCGCAGAGCAGGCACACGAATACCCACGCATACCCCTCGCTCCCGAGCAGCGGGCCGCGACGGAGCGCGCGTAGGAGTCCGGACGGGGAGACCCACCCGGCCCAGTCCTTCGGGGCGCGACCCTTTCGACCGCTGGGCGGCTTCGCGTGCTGCCGCTCCTCCGTGCCGTGCGGGGTGGCACGCGGAACGGGGGGCAGATTCGGGGCGTGCCCGGCGAGGATGCTCAATCACGGGCCCTCGAGGAAGGCGGCGAGCTGGGCGTGCAGCGCGCGGGCGGTGTTCCGGTCGATGGCGCATCGCATCGGCGCGTTGCGGTAGACGAGGCGCAGCTCGAGCAGCCCGTTGCGCTCGACAGTCGCCGTCAGGAGCTCCGCGCGGCGGGTGTTCGCGAGGGAGGGCGCGTTCACCAGCGGCCCCGCTCGCCCATCGTGAGCTGCTTCGGCAGCGGCTTCGCGTCGGTGCCGAGGATGGTCCGGATGACCGCGAAGAGCTGCTCCCGAAGCTTGTCCTGCTCCGGCGTGCGCGGCGGCGTGACCTTCAGGTAGGCCGCGAGCATCCGCTCCCGGTCGACGTCATAGTTGCGCTCCCGGCCGCTGCTCACGCTGCCTCCGGTCGCGGGCTGCGCCAGCGCGTCTCGGTCAGCGCCGTCGTGCGCGTGCCGTCCAGTCGCAGAAGCCGTTCCGGGGTCGTGGCGGCCTGCCGTCGCGCCTCTCGGGGGACGATCAGGCCGAGCGCGATGAGTCGGTCACGTTCCGGTGAGAATCGGTGCTCCAGACATCGCGCTCCCCTTTATGGCCCGTCAGAGCCGGCCCGCGCGCACGCGGACCCATAACAGGAGCAGTTTCGCATGCGGCTCAGGTAGCTGCAAATCCCTACGCCGCCCGCTCCGCCTGCCCGACCGCGACCATCCGCCGAATGAGCTCCCCAAACTCGGCGTCGAGCTCGTCCCGCACCGGAGCGAAGAGGCGCGCGAACCGGCCAGCGAGCACTTCGTCCGCGACCTTGCGCGCGGCCCAGTAGCGGGCATGCCAGTCGCCGCCCTTTAGAGCCACGGCGTGCGCTGCGTCGTAGATGCGACGATAGCTGGCGGCGGCGGCGGCGGCGGCGGCGGCGGCGGCGGTGGCGGCGGCGGCGGTGGCGGCCCACTGCTTCCGCAGCGCGCCCCACGCTTCGTCGCGCTTCTTCCACGCCGCTTGCCTGCATGCCCAGGTCAGGTTTTGCGCCGTCGCGAGCGTCGCGTCGTCCACGATCGGCGGTAGCTTCTCGAGCTACTCAGCGAGCGACGTGAGTCGGAGCAGGCGCGGCACCGCGCTCCGGATGGCCCAGTCCGAGGACATCCAAGTGCGGCGGCGCTCCTCCTCGCGCCCGTACCGGCTGCCGATGATCAGCGGGAGCAGCGGCCGGATGACGCGCGTGCGGCGCTCGTCCGCCTCGGGACCGCTGCCCATGCGGTCGTTCGCGGTCCGCAGAATGGCCGCGATGACCGGGCAGACGCAGGATGGGTGGTCGGTGTGCTCCTCGCCGGCAATCCAGGCCGCCGCCTCCATCGCGCACATGCCCGCCTCCGGGCTGTCGTGGTTGCCGTAGAGCAGGACGATCGAATCGAGCTTCGCGAGACGTTCCGGGACGATTTGAGCAGGCATGGTCATTCTCCTTGGGCGTTGGCGACGGGTGGCGCTGGAACCGGGATTGCTCCGCGTGCGCGCGCGTGTACGGGGGGACGAAGGTGGAGGCGCCACTCGGGGCAGGCGCAGGGGTCGCGGCCGTGGAGCTCGCAGCGGATGTTGGCCGGCTTGAGGTCTCGGTGGACGACGTCCGGCGCCCGCGCGAAGGGGAGCTGCGTCTGCTTCGCCTCGTAGCGGATCGCGTCGTCGAGCCAAGACGCCCAGCCCTTTTTGCGCTGGTATTCCTTGGGCCGCAGCAGGAAGCGGCGGCGCTGTTCGTCGACGTCTACGCCGGCGGCGCGGGCTCGGGATTCGGGGTCGGAGCTGGCTAGCCGAAGTGCCGGCGGATGCAGCTCAGGAGCTCGGCCTCCATCTCGTCGCGCCACGTCTTCGCCGGTGGCCCCAGCCAAGCTTGGGTCTGCCCAATCTGCGCCGATTGATCCCTGTATTCCGTGACCATCGGAAGGCCCGCCGCGAGGCGCTTTTGATTCAGCTCGTGCAGTTCCTTCCGGGCCACTTCGCGCGTCTCCGCGGCGTGGTGCTCCGATGCCCGCTGAGGCTCGTACTTGTCCCAGATCGACTTCAGCTCGATTGCGATGTTCATCGTCGTCTCCTTCGGTTGTGCGTTTCACAACCGCGATCCGAACGCCGCTCTCCGGCGGCTCCGGCGCGGGGTCCCTCTCGGGCTCTCCCTCTGAGACTCTCTCTGAGAGTTGAAGATCCAGATCCAGAGAGAGAGAGGCATCCGTAACGGAGCCAGCGTTACGCTTCCGCGCGCGATGCGCAGACTGACGCTCCGCGTTCGACGCGGGCGCAAGCTGCTCGAGCGCCTCACGCGCCAGGCGCACGATCCGGTTGTCGGTCGCGAAGTCGGCGATCGCGCCGAGGGCGATGCGGGCGGCGTCGAGGTTCATCGAACGCCCTTCCCGCGCGTCGCCTTGTATTCCTTGAGCACCCACTCCGCGTCCGCGAAGCAGGCGTCGCAGGTCATCGTCTCCGGTCGTTCTAGCTGTCGACCGGGAACGGGCTTCACTGGTCGCGCGCGGACGTGGCCGCAGTCGAGGATCACGATCGTTTGCAGGACCGCGACCACGAACCGGTGCGGAGACTGGTCACGGCTCACGGCGCGCAAGCCTCGGCTGTCCGCGTGACCCGCTTCTTCTCGAGCTGCCGGAGGTACGAGAGCCTACGTCGCAGCGCCTTCGCTTCGGCGCGCGCCTCCATCTCTCTCTCTCTCTCAGGGTGACGGTCCCGATGCCGTCCGCCCACGCGCGCAGGAGTGGTTGCCAGATGCGGGTCAGGCGCGCTCGGATGGCCTCGCGCTCGCCCGGCACGTCGATGAGGGCGCGGCTCACGCCGCCCTCGTGAGATGTAGCCAAGCCTGCGCCCGGAACGCGCGCTCGCGCGCCGTCGTCCTCGGTCTCCACATCTGCACCGACACCGCCCGCGCGATGCTTCCGAGGACGCGGTCGTCCATCGCGGCGAGCGTCGCGGGGTCGTCGAGCGAGAGCCGACGCTCAGCGCGAAGGTCGGCGAACGCGGCGAACGCGGGTGCGACACGGGAGGCCGATGCATCCCCGTGCCGACCCTTCGCGACGGCCGACTGCTCCGCCGCGCGTCTTTCCTCACACGGATCGTCGCCCCCGTCCCATGCGTGTTTCGGGTGGCTCCCCGCTCGGCTTTTGAAATCCTGCTGACGCGCGGCGCCCTCCGCCGCAACTAGGGCCCTATTTCTCGAGGAATCTGCAAATTCTCCCTCGAGGGAGAGGGGAGGCGCATCCGAGTAGTTTCGCGCAGTCCCGTCCGGTGGTCGGGGTTCAAGTCCCGGAGGGGCCACGAGTAGTCGGCTGCCGTTCGTGCCGACATCACCACCACCATCACCACCTGAACTCGAAATGCCAAAGCACATGACCGCCTCGCAGAGGGGACCCCAGTCCCAGTGTGTGTATTGGTCCACCGTGTCTCCTGACGCGTTGTGGGTGACGCGCTCGATGACTTCCTTCCGCGCGCCGCCGCGACGACAGAGGGTGAGGAAGGTGTGCCGAGTCGCATGGAGGGAGAGGTTGGCGACGCCGGCCTTGCCGAGCGCACGCTGGAAGAGGGCGTACGCGGCGGAGCGGCCGTAGCACTCGCCGTCCTTGTTCGGGACGATGTAGCTCTCAGGGCTGGGGTGGCACCGATGTACCAATGCGAAACCCTGCGACTGCCACCACTCGAGCACGCGCGCGAGCTCCGGATGGACCGGCACCTTGCGCGCCACCTCTCCGATCTCGTCCCGGTCGCCCTTCAGAGGTTGGCCGTCGTACTGACAGTCCACCGTGAGGCAGCCGAGCGGCGAGGACCCACGGTCCCAGTCTTTCCACCGCCGGCCGCATACCTCCCCTTCCCGCATCCCGGTGAGGAGCGCGAGCGCCGAGAAGACGCGCGCGGTCGGGTGGACGTCGGGGCATCGGAGGAGCTGCGCGATCGAGTCGAGGCTGTATGGCGCACGAGGCTTCTTCGTCCGGCGCTGGATCAATCCGTCTGGAAGTACGCAGGGGTTCGCCTTTACTAGGCCCTCGATGAACGCGTCTCGAAACATGACGCTCACGACGCCGTAGATGTTCGAGACGGAGTGTCCCGAGATCGTCCGCTTGAACCGCTTGCTCCAGGCGGTCTTGAGCTCCGTCACGAGCTGGATGATGTGCCTCGGTTGGGCGTCCTCGACGCGGAGGCCCGCGAACCACTCGCGGTTCAGCACGTAGTCCCGGAGCCAGACCGCGTCGCCGGCGGCCGTGCGGTTCGCTCGGCGCGGGAGCCACTCGGCGGCGAACTCGGCGACCGTCGGCCGGCGTGTCAGGTTCCGCGGGCGGTAGGTCCCCGCTTCGACCTCCTCGAGGCGCCGCTTATTGAGCCGCTTCGCTTCGCGCCGGTCCGAGCCCGCGCGCTCCCACTGCTTCTTGTCGTTCCAAAAGAAGGTGACGTAGTAGGTGACGCCGTGCTGGCGCTTGCGGGCGACGACGGCCATGTCAGGCCCCCTTCTTCTGCGCCGCGATCCACGCGATAAGGTCCGTCCGCAAAAACCGCCACTCCCCCCCAATCTTCACGCCGGGCACGCCCCGCTTCTGCACCCAGCGCGTCAGCACGTTCGGGTGGAGCGAGAGCATCTTCGCGGCCTGCTCGCGCGTCAGCACTTCGGGCGCGGCGGCTTGCGCGGGTTGGAGCTCCTCGCGGACGGCCTTGCGGACGAGCGCGGACAGTTCTTCGACGCTGAGGGTGACGGCGAGAGTCATCGCGTTACGGCTCCTTCCGCGCTTCCGCCATCCCCGCCGCCCGCCCCTTGTTGAACGCCTTCGCCCACGTGACGCCGACGACGGCAGTCAGGTAGTCGACCTGCTGCTCGGTCCAGCCACGCTTCCGTGCGCCCTCGACGAGCTCGAGGACATCGCCCCATGCCGGGACTACGCGGCGAACGTCCTCGTCGAGCGAGGGGGGGGCATGCTCGGCGGCGATCGCGGCGTGCGCCTGCATGCGGGCGTCGCGGACGGTGCGGGGACGACCCATCATCCCCTCCGCGCCGCGAGCTGGTAGCGGACGACGATGAACCGCTTGGTACTCGGGCAAACTTTGCAACGGCCGATCGGGTCGCCATCTCCACGCCTTACCGGCCACGCGCAGTCGACGTGTCCGCAGTCGGGGCACATCTGCACGAAGAGTCGATCCGGAGGAGAATGCCGGCTCGCAACGGAGCCTCCCGGCCGGCGCGGGTGCGGTGCAGCGGCGACTTGGGGGGCAAGCCCGCTGCGCTCCGAAGATTGATTGCTCATCGGTCGCCGATCTCCTCTTCCAGCTTGCGCAGGTTCGCGCGCGCCGTGTGCACTGCGGACGTGTCGAGGATGTCCGCGAGCGCTTCGTCGAGGCGCTTCTCGGGATGCCGCTCCTTGTACGTGCGCAACATCATCAGGCCAGCCTGATAGCTGCAACCGAGGCGATCGCTGAGCGTGCGAGCCGCCGACTTGAGCTTGCCGCCGCTCATCGCCTCCACCACTCCCTCCGCATCCGCCGCGCGAACCGAGCTCCCTCGTCGAGCGAGATGAGGGTCCAAACGGCAAGCGCGGCCGCGCAGTAAAAGAGGGCGTTCATCGCCACCTCCAGATTTCGTAGCCAGGCTTTTCGCCGAACACGGCGAGGCAACAGTCCTTCGGATAGCCGTTCACTCCGTCGAAGGAGATCCGCCCGTTCAGGAACAGGACGAGTGCCTTCTCGTGGACGTGCTTCGCGTGCCAATTCGCGCCGACCGCGGCCGGAACGAGGAGGAAGATGCGGCGCGCAGGCTTGAAACTCCACACGGCGCTCGCGGCGCACTTCGCCGCCCACGGCTCGATGCGAGAGAAGGGCGGGTTGAGCCAGAGGTTCCCGCGCAGGAGGGTCCAGTCCTGCGCAAGCGAATCGACGGACTCGGTGAAGAACTGAGGCGCCTTCGCGTTCGCCGCGGATGCTGCGAGGTCGAAGTCGAGTCGGCCGAACCGTTCGACAACCGCCGCGATAAACTCCGGCGGAGTCGCGTAGTCCTGCTTCGACTCGCCGCGGTGGTGCGCTGCGCCGACCACGCTACGGCCGCCCCGTCTTCGTCGGAGGCCGCTTCGGGAGCAGCCGCTTGTCCTGCATCCACGCCGGCAGCGGTTGCGCCGTCGGCTTGACCAGGTGCGCGGAGCCCCAGTTGCCGCGCGTTCGGGTGGGCGTGTGTCGAATCGGTTGACCGCTCATGAGTGTCCTCCGTGTTGCGCGTTGATACCGAGCTGTCGGCGACGCCTCTGCGCCTCAGGACTTGTGTCGATAGGACGGAAACGGCCCTTCTCGATGGCATCGAACACGTTGTCGCCCTGGGTGCCCAGGAACAGGTGCTCGACGTTCACGCATGCCGGCGTGTCGCATCGGTGCAGGACCTGCATGCCGGCGGGGATAGGTCCGCGGAAGACGATCCATGCCACGCGATGGGCGCGCGACTCTCGCTTTTCTCCGGCTAGCCGAAGCGCCAAGGAGCCATAGCCGGACCTTAGGAGGGCCCCGGTCCATATCAGACACTGATCCTGGACACGGACCTCGGCCAGCAAGCGGCGTTTCGCGTGCGCGAGTCGTTCTGCGCGGGGCTTTGACATACGTCTTTCTCCGTATTGCATGGGCGTGACTTGCGTCTGGCCGTGAGGGATGACAAAGGCGAGGGATGCGGTGGATTTGGCTGGTGTGTCTCGCGACTGAAGGGCCGTACCTCTGCGAGCCCGCGAAGGAGCCGGAGGGGCGCGTGATTCACCCGCACCCGATCACGTACGCGGACGGGCAGCCGGCCTACCAGGTGGGCCCGTTCTTCAATCGGCCCGAGATGCAGGCGTTCATCGGCGACGTTTGCCACCGTGGCCGCGATGGCGGAACGGGCGGCATGGGGTATGACCTGCTCGACGAGTACGACGATGCGATCGAGCACACGTCGGGGAAGGGAACGGCCGCCAGTAGCCGCTACCTCACCGTGTCGAAGGACCAGAGCCGGACATCCGTCGAGCACAGCATCACGGCGACCTTCCGGTGCAAGGCCGTGACGACCGGCGCGGACGCGCGCGGAGACGATGCGGGGGCCCTCGAGTAGACGCATGGCGAAAGCCTCACGCCGCAACCGAAAAGAGAGCAGGTCGAAGCGCGAATCGACCATCGTTCCGCGTCAGACGAATCAGCGACGTAACGACCCGGTGCGACCGCGGGAGGAGCTCCCCAGTCTCGAGCTTGCACCACATCGGTTGACTGAATCCCGCAAGCTTCGCCGCCTGGCGTTGCGTCAGCCCACGATGCTCCCGCCACGCGCGCATACGGTCGGCCAGCGTCGGCTTCATGTAGATTCTGATAGTAATCTCGTTCCAGGAAGTCAAGCGTCGGCTGAGATTGCCATGGCGATTCGTGAACCTCCTACGTTGGAGCAGGTGGCGCGACCCCCGGTTCCCCCCAACTTTCGCTTGAAGGCAGCGCAGGCATCGCTCGTGGCTGCATTCCAAGACAGGGTCGCGCGTGACCCGATTGTTCAGTCGCACAAGGAAGCGGGCGAGGACTGGCAGCGGCCTCTTGCGGCGCGCATGGGGATTTCCCAGGCTTCGCTGAATCAGATCAACGCCGGGAAGATCAAGGACGTCAGGCTGTCGATGCTCCTCAAGCTGCGGGACTACATCGGGCTGACGCTCGATGAGATCCTCGGCCTCCGCCCTTTTCGCCCCGACACGGACGTCGTGCCTGACTCGTCTCGTACGCGCGCAAGGTCTCGAGAGCGTTAACGAAGCGGGAATCTGATTACTATGTCAATCTGAGTCTTGACGGCTCAGATTACGATAGTTATCATGGTCGTCATGTCGAACGCCGCTCCCGCAGCAGCTTCCCCCGCCCCCCTCCGCCGCGTCCTGCGCCGCGAGCCCGTTGCCGGCTCCCGCTCGGCCGCTTCCGAAGTCCTCGCCTGCGGCCACCGCATCGCGACGGGCCTCTACTCGCGCCCGGTGCCGTACGTGCACTGCACGCAATGCCTCGTCGAGTCGATTCTCCGGGGCGAGGCGAGCATCCCCGCGAACGACGGCACGCGGCCCCGGTTCCCGTGCGGCAACTGCTTCGGGCGCGCGACCGTCGACGGCCAGGATTGCGGCGACTGCCTCGGCACCGGCTCGCGGGCGTACGCGCTCGCCGCTCGGCTCCGGGGCGAAATCTCCGAGCTGTCCAAGCTCCTCGCGGGCGCCATCGAGCGCGCGGACATGCGCTGGGTAGAGGCAATCTTCTACCGGCGGGCGCGGCACGAGCGGGCGCTGGCTCGCGTGCTGCGGATGGTCCAGCCGCCCAGCGAGCCCCCGACGCCCCCATCTTCGCCTCGGCTGACCAAGCAATGGACCTGCGCGCCCTGCGGCAAGGGGATGACGACGACCGAGCTCGCGGACGGCAGCGAGGGCCGGACCTACGAAGTGCAGTGCGGCTGCGGTCGCCGGATGCGGATGGTGCAGTCGTGAGCCCCCTCGTTCGCGCCACCATCGTCGCCCTCAATCGCTGGATGGATCTGCCTCCGTTCCACCCTGAGTCCGCCCGAGTGCAGGGCGAGGTCCGGGCGGCGCTGCGGCAGCTTCGCGGGCTGCACGAGACGCATACGCCGAAGGGTGACCCGGAATGCCCATTCTGCACGGGAGCCATCACATGAGCCTCATCGACTGCCGCGAGTGTCACGGCGACGGCTGCGGCCACTGCGAAGACGGCGTCGCCGAATGCGACGAGCGCGGGTGCAGCTACCCCGCGGCGGAGGTCCTCGACTTCAGCGAAGAGGGCGGCCCGCGCGAGTGGTTCGCCTGCGAGACGCACGCGAAGGAGATGCGCGCCGCGCGCCAACGCCTGGCCATCGAGGAACGGATATGACCCGCCGTTCGGCTATCCGCGCCGCCCTCCGACTCGCCCGCGGTGAGCACGGCGCATCGACAGACGACATTCCCGATCGCGTCTCGAAGCCGCTCGTCGACGCCGGGCTGCTGCGGCGGGTCGAGCACCGCGTGAGCATCTCGGGGCAGCTCCTCGAGGTGCGGCTCAGGACGACGGCGAAGGCTGAGGTTTGGCTCGACGAGGACGTGTCGCCGTGAACTGGACGCACCTCGCCTGCGAAAACTGCTGGCACATCCTCAACGGGGAGAACCGGCAGCCCGTCCGCGCCGTCGACCCGCGCGGCTCCTACTGCTGCTTCTGCGGCGCCGAGACGACGAGCGGCATCTATGTCCGCCACCACCCGAAGGGCCTCAAGTGCGAGGCGATTCCGGAAGGAGAGCACCCGTGAGCTGCACCTGCCGCTGGTGCGCTTGCCGCGTCTGTTCGGCGAAGTGCACCGAAGACTGCACCGGCCCCGCCCACCGCTACGACCCCGGCGCGCCCGGCGACCCGAACGCAAACGGCGGAGACACCACGCCCCCGCCGCCTGCGCCTCTGACCGAGCCGAGCATCACCTATTTCGACCGCGACGACGAGGACGACGACGTTTTTTGGGCAACGAGTTTGCCGAGGAGGAGCGCATGAATCCGGTGCAGCAACAGGCCATTCTTCGCAGGGTCAGCAACGGCACCGCGTTCGACCGCGCCGATCTGAAGCTGGCCTACGTGGCGGCGGCCGTGGGAATCGGATGCGACCCCGGCGACGACGTGCTCGACGAGCTCGTGTCGCTCACCAGCGGCGCGCGCGATCTGCTCGATGCGGTCGAGGCGATGCGCAACGCGCCCGAGCATCACCGGATGTCCGCGGCGCTCGAGCTCTTGCGGGACCGAAGCAAGGAACGACAAAGGAGCGGAGGCTGACCGTGGCGGAACGAGTCGACGCGTCCTCGAAAGGGCGCACGCACTACAAGAAATGGCGCAAGCAGGCGTCGGACTACCTCGGGCAGTGGGACTTGCAGACCGCGGACCATCGGTACATCGAGCCCGTCGTTGTCATCGAAGCGGTCGAGTTCTACCGACCCGACATCATCCGCAAGCGCAAGCAGCCGGACGGAACGTACAAGGACGAGGTCAATAACAAGTACCTCATCACGTTCGCCGGCAAGCGGAAGCGGTGGATCGCGGGGCCCGTGTCGCAGGACGCGATCGCGAAGCTCCACGGCAAGAATCTCGAGGAGTGGATCGGAAAGAAAATCCGAATCTACGTGGACCATTCCGTCGAGATGTCCGGCGCGCGCGTGGGCGGCATCCGCGTCCGCAACACGATCCCCGGCGAGGAGCCGACCAGCGACCCGCTCGAGAAGCCGGTCGACGACGCGGCGGCCGACCGGATGGATCAGGCGTTCGGGCGAAGTGAGTTCGAGGAAGGAACGGAGGCGACCCATGGCGCGTGAGAACGGCATTCCGAAGCTCGGCGACGGCTACGTCCACATCTCATCGCTGAAGTACATCGCCCGGAGCGCTGCGCACTACCGCGTCGCCGTCGAGCGCCGCCTCAAGCCCACGGCGCCGATGCGCTTCGGCTCGCTCGTGCACGCGCTGCTGCTCGGCGGCTGCTACTACGCCGTCTTCGACGGGTCGCGCAACAGCAACGCGTACAAGGCGTTCGAGGCGAAGCAGGACCGAGACACGCTCATCATCAAGCCGGAGGAGCTTGACCGCGCACGCCTCGTCGCCGCGGCGGTCCGGAACGATCCGATCGCGGCCCCTTGGCTCATTGGCGAGCACGAGCGGACCATCCTCTGGGAGTACCAGGACCGCGCATGCAGCTCGCGCCTGGACGTGCTCGGCGACGGACACATCGTCGACGTGAAGACGACGACGAACGCGGAGCCGGAGCTCCTCACGCGCCTCTGCACGAAGATGGGCTACCACGCGCAGCTCGCGTTCTACGTCCGGGCCGCGGCGGCGGTAGGGGTCACGGTCCGGAGCGCGCGCATCATCGCCGTCGAGACGACGCCGCCTTTCGCGGTGACGACGTTGACGCTCTCGCCGCGGACGCTGCTCGTGGGCGAGAAGCTTTGCCGGATCTGGATGGAGCGGCTTCTCTCGTGCGAGGCGACGGGTTCGTGGCCCAGCTACATCCAGTGCGAAGTGCCGTGGGACTTGGAGGACGAGGCGCCGCGGGTGACGATCGACGGCGAAGAGGTCGAGGCGGCCTAGGGAATCAGGTTGTCCGCCCCCGCCGTCTGACACGGCGTCTGCGACCCGCCCCCGCACCATTCGCACCCGAACCGCGAGCAGGAGTAGCCCTCGGCGCACCAGTTGCCGTTCGTGCAGCGGTGGTACTCCTGCGCGCCGACTTGGTGTGGGTACGACACGAACTCGCGCGGCTGGTAGGCGGCGCAGGAGGCGAGCAGGCCCGCGCCGACGATGGCGAGCCCGAGCTTCATGCTGCCGCCGGAGGATCGGGCGGTTCGTCGGCGACGGCCTGGGCCTCGTCGTCGCGCTCCGAGGTGTGGTCGACGGGGGGCAGCTCCGGCGCGGTCGGCCGTTCGTTGGGCGAATCCGGCGCGAGAAAGAGCGCGCGTTCCGCCCGCCGCCGAGCGAGGAGGCCACCGTCCTGGACGAGCTGCCCCGTCGCCGGGTCGGCCCGCTTGCACCAGAGCAGGAAACCGTCGGCGGCCTGCTCCGGCGCGCCGGCGTTCAGGAATCGCAGGATGCTGGAGCCGTAGAGCGCTCCCCCGCCGCAGTTGAACGCGAACGAGACGAGCGCATCGAAGGCGTTCTGGCCGATGGGCCGCGTCACGTTCGCGTTGACGGCCGCTTCCGCGATCCGAATGTCGCTCGCGAGGAGGGCCAGCGCCTGGTCGTGCGTGATGCCATCCGGGAACTCCTCGCCCGGTCGGAGCGCGTGCCCGACGCCGATGGTGGGCACGCCTGCGACGTCCTTGTAGGTGCGCAGGACCGTGCCCTCCCACTGGGCGACGAAGGCCAGGCCGGTCGGCGAGGTCTTCACGGTGACGCCGCTTCCCCGGTGATCGCAGCGTGCGCAGCATCCGCGGCGGCACGCGCGGCCACGATCTCCATGCGCTCCGCAGTGAGGCGACGCGCCTCCGCGTCACCTACGGTGCGCACGAGGAGCTCCAGCGCCGACTCGAGCAGCGACAGGACGAGCGCGCTCACGGCCCACCGTCCAGGCAGTCGCGGTCGACCATCGCGCGGCAGGCTCCGTAGCCGGTCCCGCGGATGGGCGCGCACGCCATGTAGCGCTCGGCGCAGGACGTGACGCGCGGGGTGGGGGCGAGGCTCGCGGCGGCGCAGCCGAGGCACGTCGCCAGGGCGAGCAGCAGGCCGACGAGCGGTTTCACTTGCTCACCGTGGGTGTCAACACGCTCTGCTTCAGCAGCGTCAAGCCGACGAGCGCCGTCGCTAGCCCGGCGTGCTCGAGTGCTGGCACGCTGAACGGCGCGTTGCTGTTCACGAGGTAGTCGAGGAACGCCACCGCGCACGGCGTACCGAGCAGCAATAGCCAGTGTTGCCAATCGAACTTCATTTTTTTTCTCCTTTGAACAGGCGTCGTTTCGCCCACGTGACGAGGTGGGTGATCGTGTAGGTGGCGAGCCCGGCACCGAGTCCGAACCCCACGTGTTCCGCGATGTCCCCGGCGACGACGCGCCAGGGCGAACCGCCGATCGCCGCGAACGTCGCGACGAGGGCGGAGAGGACGTGGCTGTTGCCGTCGTGGTGCGCGCTCATGCGATCACCGCCGTTGGTGTCCACGTCGCGTCGAGCGGGACAGGGGCGGGCAAGCCGAGCGTCGCAGCCTGCGGCGCGAGCGCGGGCGTCGTCACCGCATCGGCGAGGTAGGCCCACTGCGCGAGCGTCGGGTGCTTGATGGGCTGCGCGTAGGTCGCCGTCACGAATGGGCCGCCGCTTACGTCCTTGACGTGCGCGCCGCCGCCGACCTCGACGCCGGCGCGCGGGTAGCCCTGGGCCGCGTCGACGACGGGCGCGCAGGCCTGCGCCGCGGCGAGGCTGGCGAAGATGTAGGCGGTCACGACCACGCCCCCGCGTACATCGATGCGAAATAGCTGAACATCGTGCGGACCTGCGAGGCGGTGTGCGCGCCGGAATAGACAGCCAACTCTGCAATCTTGCCGTTCAGCGCGTTCGCGGTTGGCCCCGCCTCGCCGCCGATCGCCTCGCCGCCCGCTGGATTGGATGCGCCCGCATTCCCGGTCGCCGCTGCCGCCGATGACGCGTTGATGTAGAGCGAGCTTGACACCCCATTGAAGACGGTCGCGAACGCCTGCTTTGTCCGTGTGGCGTTGGCGCTATTGAACCCCGCCCCGGCGAAAACGCCCCATACCGTGCCAGTCCAGAAAAGCGTGACGTTGTTCGTGGCGTCACCGAAGAACTCCTGTTGCGCGGCGCCGGAGGTCGACTCGCCCACGACGTAAGCGGTGAACGGCTGCGCGGGCAGGTTGGCGGCGAGCGTCATGAGCTGCGCACTCGCAGACGCGAAGCTCAGCGTCGGTCGACCCCCATAACCGGCATCGCTCGCGACGTATGCGGGCTGCTTGGCCGCGGTGCCTTGCGTGGCGTTGTTGCCATTCCCGCTCTGGTCCGCCCATGCGCTGACGTTGCCGGCGTTCAGCGTGATGCCGAGGTCGGAGCGGAGCCAGAGGACGAGGCCGCCGAGGTCCCTCGGTAGAAATCCGCGCGCACCCGACGGGCGTCGAGTCACCATCGATGCGCGGCGCATCACCACGGTGCGCCCCTCAGCACGCCTGCGGGTAGGGACTCGATCGCTGAATTCGGAGCTGCGGCGTTCCGCTCGCGGAGATGTATCCGAGCCAGCGGTCCTGCGCGGTGACCTTGTAGGGGGTCGGGATGTTCGCGGGGAGCTTCCAGCAGACGCCGACCGCGTTGACGCCGTTGGTTGCGACGACGGGGACGTTGCCCGCCGTTACGCTCGCCTGCGATGGCCCCGTGATGATGTAGACGTCGCCGCCGTCCGCGAGGAAGGTCACGTAGCAGCCGATGAGACCCAGTCCGAGCTTGTCGGCGTCGCTCGGATCCTTCGCCTGACTGTCGATGAGCGAGAGGTCCTGCGAGGCGGCGACGTTCGAGACGGCGAGCGAGGCGATGAGGCTCGCTCGTGGACACACAACGAAGTCGGCTTGCCGCGTCTGTTCGGATTCGCCCATCGCCCTTCAGCGTGGAACGGGCGCTTATTTGTCGGATGGTCAGCTTCCGGGCAGGCGCAGCGAGTCCGATTGCCCCGACAGTTTCCGCTTCGGCGCGCCGCCTCGGGGCGCTCCGCTCGGGCCGCCGCCCGGTCCCGCTGCGGGCGCGAAGTCCTTTTGCATCCGCGCCACGAACGCGGGAGCGGCGGCGGGGTCCGCGGCGGCGCCGAAGAGGAGCGCGAGCTGCTTCCGCTGCTCGTACGCGAGCGGTTGCGTGCGGTCCGCGAGCCGTTCCTGGAGCCGCTGCACGAGCTCCCCGTAGAGCTTCGGGTAGACCGTCTTCAGCGCGTCGATTTGCGCGCGCGTCGCCCGGCCCTGGCCCATGTCGTGGAGGACGCTCACCGGGTCGTGGACCGCGTGCGCGACGAGCAGGTACTTCTTCTCATCGGTCTGCGAGATGCGCGGCTCGTCGAGATGCGGCATGATCGTCGTCTGCCCGCGACGGTGCGGCGCCTGCGCGGCGAGGTATTGCGCGGCGCGAACGGCGACCGACTGGAAGGCGTTCGCGGTCCGGGGCGCGTGCGGGGCAAGCGGCGCGGCTGCGGCGGCGACTTGCTGGCCGTGCGCCTCGATGTCCGAGGACGCACGGATCGCGGCTTCGGCGTGCGCACGGTAGGGATGGTTCTCCTGCGGCAGCTCGCGGACGCGCGGAGGGGCGCGGCCGGGCTCCTTCAGGATGCCAGCGATTCCGCGATCCATCTCGCGGTCCACGGCTTTGGCGGCGCGCTCGACGCCGCGGAGGGCGCTGAGCTTGTCGAGGAGGACGGCCGCGGCGGAGTTACCGCGCTCGCGGACCTCATGGTGCAGCATTGACGCGGCGAGCCCCTTTGCTCCGGCGAGGATGGCGCCGACCGGACCTGCCGCGGCATGGGCGATCGCGCCGGCCGCGACGGCGCTGCCGACGCCGTAGTCGCTCGGCGAGACGATGCGATTCGCGGTCCGCGCCGCGAGCGCGTCCTGCGCCGCCTTGTCGAGCACCGTGTAGCGCTGGTAGGCGAGCTTCGCCTGCTTGTACTCGTCGAGGAACGAGCCGCCCATCTCCTTTGCAGCCCTCTCGCCCGTCTGCTCGACGTTCTTTTCGATGAGACGGTAGACGTCCTTCGCCGCCTCGTTCGCCTTGTCGACGGGGCCAAGGGGGGAGACGCGCCACTCGATGCTTTTCCCGATCGTGCCGCGGAAGTCCTGCGCCTGGCGGAAGGTGAGCTTCGCGTTGTCGAGGAGCACGCTGCGGTCAATGGCGCCCGCGCCCTGCTCACCGAATCGCGGTGCAGTTTTCTCGACGATGGCCGGGATGTGCGTGAAGCCAGCCGCCTCGGCCGCGTTCAGGCGGTGGATCCCATCGGCGACCGTATAGCCCTCGCCCTCGTAGTGCTCAGCGAGCCGGATGGGCGGCATCTTGTCGCCACCGACACGCTCAAGCTGGCTGGGCAAAGCGCCCTCCCCGGAGCTCAAAGCCTCCCTGAGCTGCGCCGCGCGGGCATAGCCAATTTTCAATTCTCGCTGCAACTGGGCCATCCCAGGCACCGACCCCTTGAGGACTTCCATTTGCTTCGCTTGGGCGAACAAATCCGGATCGAGCATCGGACTGCCCGAGGCGAGTTTTGTTTTTGCGTCGGCTAGTTTTTCTTGGCTCCAAACTTCGCGGTTGTCGGTCACTGCACTGATGGGAACCTGGCGCAGTTCGTACTCCTCTCCGCCAATGCGATTGAGCTCCCGCGACGCCGCCGCTTCGTCGACGGGCGGAGCGTGCACGCGTGCGGCAGCCTGCTCGCCCGGGACTCCCGCGAACGATTCGAGGTCATCGAGGATGCCGCGCACCTTCGCGATCGCTCCCGCGTTCGTCTTCGGAATCTTGAGCAGCGGGTCGAGGACCTCCGTCTGGATCTGCTGCCGGAGCTCAGCGAGCCGCGGCCCCTCGAGTCCGGCCTTGTCGGCAGTCTCCAGGATGCCGGTCACCTTCTCGCCCGCGGCCGTCCGCGCGGCGCTCACCCGGGGCGCGAGCGTTTCGACGGTATCCCCCGCCTTGAGCACGCCGTCGTCGAGTATCTGTCGTCCCGCTGCCTCCGCGCCGCCCGGGAGCCGCTCGAGCTCCTTTACGAACGCCTTCCGAAGGTTCACGGCGCGCACGGCCTGCTTCTCGGCCATGCCCGAAAGTGTCGTTGACGCGCGGCCGAGGACTGCCGTGCCTACCTCTCCGAGCGCCGAAAGCCCGACCCCCGCCCCGAGCCCGAGCAGTGCCCCGTGTAGGCCGCTGGCGTACAGCTTCTCTCCGTTCGCGTCCGGGTCGCCGAGCGCATCCTCTCCGAGCTGCTGGCCGACTCCGAAGATGGACGCCTCCGTCGCCGCGCCCGCACCCTTGGCGATTGCGCGCTTTGTCAGCCCCGTCACGAGGCTCGTCGATTCGTCGGCACCCAGGGCCGCGCCGACCATCCGCTCGACCGCGCTGCCGGCCCTGGAGGCGCCTGCCGCGGGGGCACCGAGCACCTTCCCCGCCGTCTTCGCGACGGTCCCGGCGCCGCCCAGGAGGCCCTTGCCCGCTTCCGCGACCTCGGCCCCCTCGCTCAGCAGCCGGGCGCCGCCGAGCGCCGCGGCCTCCTCGGGGGCGGCAGCTCCGCCGGATAGCGCGATGGGAGCGACGGCGCCAATGAGGCCGCCGGCGAGCGTCGACTTCGGGTTCTCCTCGCGGTAGCCCTTGCGCGCTTCCTTGTAGCCTTCGCCGCCGATCGCCGAGCCGGCGACGTCGGAGAGGCCGAGGGTCGCCGTTGAGAGGCCCTCGAGGCCGGCCGCAGCCAGCCCGCCGCCCACGCCGCCGTACTCCTCCGCGCGCTTCGCTCGGGCGACGTCGTCTGCGCTCGCGAGCTGGTAGCCGGCCTTCAGCGCGTCATGCAGCTTGTCGCCCGGGACGGTCCCGAGCTGGCCGCTGGGGTCGAAAACGTGCTGCGCCTGGTCCTTCGGGACGCCGAACTCCCCGGACGCGAGCTTGTCGGGGACGTCGGCCTCCGGGACCTCTACCGGGTTGCCGCTCTTGTCGTAGAGCGTCGCCACGTCACTTCACGCCGGGGGTGAAGCCGACCTTGGCCGCGGACCCTCCGAATGCGGCCATCCCGAGGTCGGCCTGCGCGGCAGCGGTCTTGCGATCGATCGTCTCCTGCGTGTCGCCGGGGTTGACCGTGTAGGCCTTCTGTAGCTTCTCGATCAGCGCCTCATTGCGCTCGGCGCCGCGCCCGTATTTGTCGAGCACGCCCTTCGTCATCGCGGCGTTGTAGCGAGCGTGAACGATCTCTTTCGCGAAGGCGTCGCTCGACTGCGGAGGGCCGCCGGGAATGGCGTGCGTCCAGCTCCAAGCAGTCGATTCGGGCTTGGGGACGGACGAGCCGGGCGCGGTCGCGATCTCCCCGCTCGTCTTCTTTTGCCACTCGTCGAGCGAGAGCGGCGTCTCGCCCTTTTCGACGACGGTATCGACGTATTTCTTGTAGCGGTCTTGGGGCGTCCCGTTCGGAGGGGCGGCTGCGCCGTGTCCTGCGCCGCCGGCCACGGACTGAGCCCATTCGCCGAAGTCCATGAGCGGGACCTTCTGATCGCTCATGGACCAGTGTTCGGCGTACTTGCGGTAGTCGGCGAGCGTCGGGCCGCTGACGGCAGCGTGCGCAGGCGTGTACGCGTAGAGCCCCGCGAGCTCCTTCTGTTTCGCCTCCTGAAGCTGCGCGCTCTGCACGCGCGACTCCGCCTGCACCTTTTCGCTCGCGGAACTCGCCGCGTACGCCTGCTGCTCGGAGTCGACCTGCTGGAGCGCGATCGCTCGCGCCGCGGACTCGGCCTGCTCCATATTCCCGAAGCGGCGGTAGGTCTCGGCGAGGAGGCCCTGCATGTCCTTCACGCGGCCCTTCTTCGATTCGATGGCCTCGCGCTGCGCCGAAATGTCCGCGTCGATGTGACTGCGGATCGTCTCCATGGCGCGGTTCGGGGTGCCGCGGAAGCCTTCGAGGAAGCCGCCGAGCCCGGCCGCGATCGCGTAGGCGATCTTCGACCCGGTCTTCTGGTTGTGCCACCATCGGTCCGGGTCGATCTTCTGCTCCGCGACGTCGGCGGAGAGCTTGTCCATCTTCGCCTGCTGGTCGGCGATGAAGGTGTCGCGGTCGGCCGCCTTCTTCTCGATGTCCGCCTTCTGGTCGGCGAGCGTCTTGCCGTGGAGCGCGGCGGCGGTGCCGGCGTCCTCGGTCTGGCGGACGTTGGCGGCCCCGAGGTCGCGCAGGGCGGCCTCCTGCTCTGCCTGCGACCCCTCGATGCCGGCGATGCGGCCGGGGGCGATCCGCGGCGTCTCGGTCGCCGGAACGTTCTGGAGGCGCGGCGTCAGCGCGATCGCGGCGCGCTTCGCCGCGTCGGATTCGCTCCCCGCCTCGCCCTTCGCAAACGAGAGCTCGGAGAGGTCGCGCTTGCCCTTCGCCGGTCCGGGGAGGTGCTGCCGGCCGCCGGTCCCCATGTCGTCGACGAGCTCCGCATCGGTGAGATGCTGCCGCACCTGGCCCGCGAACGGATTCGGCTGCGGCTGCGGCGAGGCGATGCCCGCTCCAGGCCGCGCGAAGGGCTGGACGAGCGAGAAGGGCGACGGGGGCGGAGCGGCCTGCGGAGGCGCACCCGGAGGCGCCTGGAGGCCCTGCGCAGCCATCGCGGACGCGAGCGAGGGCGGGGCAGCGGGAGGGGGCGGCGCGGGCGGTTGAGCCCCGTCCGGCGGCAGCGTCAGCCCCTGCCGCGCGAGGATCTCCGCGAGGCTCAGCGGGTTCGGGTCGGGCACCCTCTCATGCTGGCGCAGCGGCCTATTTGTCGGTTCAGCCGCCGAGCAGACTCGCCATGCTCGGGACGGGCGGCGCCTGATTGCTGCCGATGGTCCGCGCCGCGCCCTGGAGCATCGACGACGACGCGCCGAGTAGCGCCTTGCGCGTCTTGGGGTCGAGGCCACGAATCGCCGCGTTCATGTCGCTGCCGGCGAGCACGGAGCCGAGGCCGCCGGGAGCTCCCGCGTCGGGCGTGTACGCGCCGTAGGCGTTCGGCGCACCGACCGCGCCCTGCATCGCGGCGGAGAGCTGCGGCGAGTCCTCCACGCCGGCGAGCGGGAGGTCCGCGGCGAAGAGGTTCCCGGTGCGCGGGTCGCGAATGGGAAGCGGGTGGGCAATCGGTCCAGTGAGCGCGTCGGCTCCGTGCGGCGCGCGCGCTTGCTGCATCTCGTGCGGCTCGAGCGGGTCGACGCGCAGCTTGCCGAGCTTGCCGGTGCGGTCATTCCGGACGGCGATAAAGTCGGGCTCCTCGCGGAGGGTGAAGCCGCTTCCGCCCGCGGGGTCGCGCATCTTCACGTCGGCGGCGAGGAGGGGGAGCAGCGCAGCGCCGGCGCCGATGGCGCCCGCCAGCAGGTTGTTGTTCTGGCCGGTCTGGAACTGCGAGCCCTGCTGCTGGAGCCCCTGCTCCGCGAGCTGCGCCTTCGTGAGGTCGTTCCCGGCGCCGAGCTGCGCGAGCGACGTCTGCTGCCCGAGCTGCGCATAGCCGAGTGCGCCGGCCTGGTTGAGCGCGTTTTGCTGCTCCTGCGTCCGTGCCTGCTCGATGCCGAGATTTTGATTGAGGCCCTGCTCAGTCGCCGAGAATCCACCCTCGTTCGCGAGGTTCTGACCGTAACCCTGCGCGGCATTCTGCTCCTCTTGGATGCGCCCAATCATCGATTTCTGCGCGGCGTCCTGGAGCGCGACGTTCCCCGATTGCGCCGCCTCACGCCCCGCGAGCGCGCCAGCAAGCGGACCGCGGGCGCTATTCGCCATCGCCTCCTGCGCCCGGATCGCCTGGTCGGTCGAGGCGGTCATCTGCGCCTGCGCCATGCTCGGCGCGGTGCCGTTCAAGACGCCCTGGTAGTAGTTGTTGACGTTCGAGAAGCCGTTCATCACGCCGCCGGCGCGACTCTGGTCGACGCGCCCCTGCGGATCGGCGACGGTCGGCGCGGCGTGGCCCTGCGCGGCGGCTCCCATGCCCGCATACGCGCCCTCGGTCTGGTTCGCGTTGCCGTAGTTGGAGCTGTACTGGTAGTTGCCGGGGTTGGGGACTCCACCGATGAGAGGCGCAGGTGGCGGTGGCGGCGCAGCCCCACTGGGAACGCCGGGCACAACGCCTTGGCCGTATGGATTGCCCGGTCCCTGCGGCCAGGTGCCGCCGACGCCCTGTAGGACTTGGCCCCCGTTCGTGCCTGGCTGGAGATCGCCCCATGGCAGACCGTCGTAGTGAATCGGAGAGGCGCCGGTCGTTCTGTCGCCAGGCTGGAAGCCCTGCGCGGGGTTTCCCTGGCCCGCACCATTGCCACCGGTGAAGTTTGCGCCCCCGTCCTTGTTGTAGACGCCGCCGCCGTAACCCATGGCCTCAGTATCCTCTCCCGCTCACGCCTTGACGCTCGCCGACAGATTCAAATTGCGCGGCCCGATGGGCGCGACGTCGACCGCGACGCCGAGCCACCGAACGCCCTGGCCGGTCGCGGAGGTCGCATCCGAGGCCGGCGCGTCGCTCACCGTGATGCGGACCGACTCCGCGATGGCGTTCGCCGCCTGCGGCCAGAGCTGCCACTGCGCCTCAAGCGAGTTCGCGGCGACGAGCGCGGCGTGCGCGTAGGTGTGCGCCTGCGTCGCGCGCCCGTGGTCGAACGTGAGCGTCATCGTGACGTCGCAGGGGTCGAGCCATGGCGCGAGGCCCTGGACCGGCCCGAGCTCGAGCCAGCCCTGTAGGCCCAGTGTCTTTACGTCGCCGGTCGTGACGCTCGATGTGATCCACGTGTGCACGCCGGACTTCGTGTCGTACCAGGGCTTGGTCGAGGCCGCGGTCTTGTCCTGGTAGACGAACCCGTCGCTCGCGCCCGCGACCCATGCGCCCGCGCCCGTCGAGGCCGAGCACGTCAGCGGGTACGCATAGCTGTTCCGCGACCAGCGCCCGAAGACGTAATCATACGAGAGGGACGAACCGTCGCTCAGGAGGAACCGCACCTGGTTCTGGCTGGCGACGAGCTGCGCGCCGACGACGCTCTTGCCTGCGGTGAGGTCCTGCACGGCCTTGCCGATGAACGTCACCGCGAGGTCGCGGCCGAGCTGGTAGACGCCGCTGCTCGGCGCTTGGAAGAGGATGCCGCCGGGGAAGACGACGACGCTGCGCCAGTCCGCGGCGCCCACGTCGCTCGGGATGGAGATGAGACTCGAGAGGTCGCTGCCCTGGCCGGTGAGCGGCGGACCGTCGCCGGTGAACATCCAGATGTGCGTCGCGGAGAAAATGAAATTCTTGTCGTCGAGAGCGATGCCCGCGGTCAGGGGCCCGTCGTAGACGATGTACGTCAGTCCCTCATTGAAGTAGGGCGCGTCGGCTCCGTTGAACGCGGTCGTGTACCAGAGGACGTAACCCGTGTCATCGATCATCCAGATGCGCGCCTGATGGCGCCACATCGCGCGTGCGGAGGGCGGACAGATCGAGTCAAGGACCCCGCCGGTCGTATAGAGGAGCGCGTTCGTGTTGATCGACGCGTCCGATGCTGTATCGAGGATACCAATGGCTCCGCCCCCCAGCCCGTTCGTGGCGAGCGTGGCGACGTAGTAATAGATCGTGCCGTTCACTGCGGTGCGATACATCTCGAGCACCGGCGCCTGCCGCGACGGGTAGCGGGCCGTGTACGGGAGGTTGTTGAACGTCCACGTCATCGAGGACGTAGCCGCGGTCGTTGTGATGTTCGCCGTGTAGGCCGCCGAGCGGTGGATGCGCCCGGCGTCGTCGACCTGCGCCCAGATGAATGCGTAGCCGTACTGGCCAGTGCCGAGAGACCCGCCGGTCGTTGAGACTACCGGGTTGCCGACGGGTGTCGGCCACGAGAAGAAGCTGCACTCCTGGACGCCGTTGCCGTCGTAGAAGCTCGGCACGCCGCCAGACAAAAAGGTTTCGTTGTCGCCCTCGGCCACCTGCCACGTCGTCGCACCGGTGAAGTCGAAGGTGAGGATGTCGACGAAGAGAGCGGCTATCGTGCTCACGCTCTGATTGGCGAACTCCTCACTTGGGTTGACGATGACGGGGAAGCTGAAGGAGCCGGCGTTCGGTAGGCCGATGTTGGAGCCGTAGACGGGGCGCCCATCCGTGAACTGTGCGTTTTGCACGTATGCGCTATTTCCTTGCCGCGGCGCCAGCGTCGCGACGACGCGCGGGAACCCGCCCGCGTCGTAGGCCCGCGTGTCCATGAGGTAGTAGGTCGTGTAATAGGGGCCGCCAGGGACGATCTGTTCGAACATCGCGAAGATGACGTAGCAGCGCGTCGTTCCGTTGATCGTGGCGAGGAATGGCCGGCTGATGAACTCACCGAGCGGGTAGCTGCGCGCGGCGATGGCGCCACCGGTCGATGTGTAGACCGCATGGGCAACGCTCGGGTTCGTGCCGGTCTGCGGGATGCAAAAGGTGAACAGCGCCTGCGTTGCGGAGAGGATCTCGATGCCGAGCGCGGGGACCCGCAGCGCCGCCAGGTAGCCCGTATACGTCACCGGGTAAGGCGGCGCCCCGATGGCGGTCCACGCCGTCGCGTCGTAGGCCGCTTCGTCGAACGTGTAGGCTCCGCCGCCGAACTGTTCCCAGAAAAACCACGCCCGATTCGTTGTCGCCGCATCATGTCGGCAGCACATAGCGGCGTAAGAGATGGTGCCATCGGTCGCAATCGTCTGGACGTTGAACGACGCCGAGACGGTGAGCGCAGGCAGAGCCTCGAGCCGAGCGGCGCGGGCATTCTGCACTCCGCTGCCCCCATCTTGCACATAGAAGAGGAGCAGACCTGTGCCGCCGACATAAGGCGTCACGTCATAAAAGTTGGCGTTCAGCAATGCGTCCGTGACGACGTTCGTCTGCACGCCCCACGTCATCGTCGTCAGGTTGAGTACCCGCGCAACGATGTTGTCGTTCGCGCCGTTGGCCCACATGTAGAAAACGTAGAGGTTCGTGCCGACGATGTGGCAAACGGGACTCCGGTATTGCTGCCCGGTGCTTACCTTGAAGTTGAGGAACACTGCCTCGCCGGTCGCCAAATCGTAGACGCTCGTGAAGACGTCACCGGTCCCGCCGGGCTGGTTGCGGTAGGTGACGGCGCGAAAACCGTTGCCTTCGGACTCGGTGAAGCTGATGAGCCACCCCGTCGCCG